CGGCTTTGATGTTTGCGCTCACCAGGTCCGGATCGCCGACCACTTTTCCGGCGCCGTTGTGGTAGCCGGCCGGGATCACCTGGTCGGCAGTGCCGGGCGTAATGATGACCGCCCCGTGGTTTGGCATAGTGCCGGTCATCTTCGTCCCCCCGGCGCCATATGCCGTTTTTCCACTCAGGATGTCCGCCGGCGTTGCGGTCGCGTCGCTTGTGTCCGGGCCGACCGGGATTGCCTCGATATTTGCCGCCATCGTCGCGAACGTGTCGCTGGGAGAAGTCGGTACGCCTTTGTCAGTGATAGCCCCAGCGACGAGTGCTTTTCCATCACTGACAGAGGTAAAAAGCTCCGTGATCGCCCCGGCAACTGTTTTTGACGTCGTCGGAACCGTGGACATGTCGCCGACATCTGAAGCCAATGCGTATATACCGCTCGCAACATCGGCCGAAACGTTCGAAGCGTTTCCGATGATCGTCACGAGGTCGATCTGCTTTTCGATCACATCCGGACCGCCACCGGGCGGGATATATTCGGCCCCTGATCCGGCGTTGCCATAGCAATAGAGGATTTCCCCTTCGTCCGGATCCATGGCGAACACGCCGATTTCGCGGAAATAAAAACCGGTGGTGACGTCCTGGTTCGAAAGGACACCGCCGACTACCGCCTTACCCCCGCCTAAAACTTTCAGTTTCGTGATGGTAAGCGACATCTTCTCATTGATCAAGCTGATGAGAGACGAGATGGATTGGCCGCCGAGCGTGCCATCGCCAACACCGATTCGCGTAAAATTCAGTTCAGCGCCAATTTGCGCCTTTGCCTGGAGCGCCAAACCTTTGTTAGTGATGATGAGCCCGCCGAAAGCTCCCATTATACCACCTGCTTCACTGTCATTTTTTCGGTCATGTGCAGCACGCCACCGAAGTACAAACTCAAATCATCCGACGTGACGAGGATAACCGCCTCCAGATACGCGCTGAGCCTTTTCACGGCGTTCACCGCTTTTGCAAACAGCGCAGCCTTTTCGTTCGTGGCTTCCGGATTGCTCGTCCTGACCCGAAAGAATCCGGGTTGGCCACCGTACTGGAACCACTCTTCCACGTCGCCGTCACCGAAGTAAATTTCGACGACCCGCTGCACTGCCGCTGGTGTGCCTTTGATTTTGTGAATCTCAAGAGCCTCCTTGATCGCTTTCCGTTTTGTCGCGACGTCGGCATCCGGGTCGTACCAATCGACCGAAAACTGCCACGCCAGGACGTCCAGCACGTCCTCTGGGAGATCGTCGATGCGGGAGTAAATCGCAACTTTTCCCGCCTCTTCCGCCAGCCTCCGGAACTGCGGTGTGAGGGCTGCGCTAAACCCCTGCACAGCGACATCCTGCTGCATGAATTTCGTCTGGAGGGCCAGCACGTCCACGTCTCGGATTAGCATCAGATCAGCCCCCCATACGTGATCGTTTTGGTTCCGAGCTTCGCCACTTCATGCGGCTCAATCTCCTGATACACGGGCGACGTCATGACGATCCGATAAGCGCCTGCCGCATACATCCGGGCGAGGAGATCGTCCGGCGTAATGGCTCGCCCAAGTTTCGATTCCTGCCATTCGACGTACCGGTCCACGGCGCCGCCGGCGTCCTCGATCGCAGCCCGGATGGTTGAAACTTCGGTCTGGCGATCCGAGCTGATGTAATACGTCAGCTCGATGTCGTAATTCACAACGCCGGGAGCCAATACTGTGACCAGGTCCGTGAGCGGGCGGACGTCCTTCGCGTTCACCGCTGCGGCCACTTTGTCGAGCACGCTTTGATCCGGAAGCTCTCCACCTTTCATCAGCACGTAGATATTGACCTCGGACGGCGCTGGCGAGGTCGCCGCTACATCCGCGATGCCCACGTCCGCAGATTTCGCGTGAAAGACGTACCCATTCTCCGGGCCAGCCGTACTGAACGACGACGGCGCCAGCCGCTGCCGTTCACGATATGCCTCGTCAGATTCCTGGTCCGTCCCGCCGGAGCTGGTGTCGATGTTGGCGGCGCTCGCCACGTAAGGGATCGGGTCGACGATGATGGAGATCTGGCCTGGAGCAAAACCGTTGTATCGAGCGCCGCCTTCCGTCGACTCCGCCACTACGTCCCCGTACGTATCGCCGGCCGGAATGGTCAGATCCTCCACAGTCGCAAAATAGGCAACTCCGTCCGGTGTGACCCGGGTCCCTTTCGGCACGATGACCGGGTTGAGCTGAATGGACGAAAGCGTGAACCTCATTGTGACTCTCGCCGGTTGTGCCGGAAGTCTTTCCACGCCGAGCAATGCACCGAGAGCGTCCAAGGTCTCGCCAAACGCGAACGGAAGCAGGTTCGAATTCGCGGCATAGTTGATCTCGTTTTTTAGACCGACGATGATCGGCAACATCTGAAGCAGGAAGATGCGACGTGGATCGCCCGGGTACAAAACAATTCCGGTCGCTTGTTGGAACCCCTCAATGAGTTCATTCTCGATGCGCTGCGCATCCGCATCGACAAATTGAATCGGCTCGGTCATATATCGACCACCACCTCAAAAACCAGAGTGCCGTCCTCGTCCATGCCCAAGTAGTTCACTTCCTGGACTGTCGCTCGCGGTTCGCGTTCGTCGATGACAGAATAGATTTGAGCCGTTACGAACGCCGCAGCCTCCTGCTCCGGCATGTCCACGAAATCGCGCTTGATTCCGAGTGTCCGGTCATACGCGACTTCATACTGCAGCGTGTTGATCAGCGTGAAAACATTCTGAGCGATTTCAGTGACACCAGAGGCGCCCCAATCGATTTCAGGCGGGGAAGCCGAATTTATTCGTACCAGCATCATTCCACCCCCGTCACTGTATCAAATGGCCCCGAGAATATGGCGAAACGTCAACAACTGTGTTCAGAGAACTGATCGCATTCGGATTATTCCGCTTGTTCTCTGCCTTGTTCGGAGGGTCAGCCAGGTAGGAACTTGGAGCCAGATTCAGGTTCACAATTCCGCCCCGGGCGCTCTTGGTTTTGTCTTGCGGCTTTCCGGCACGGACGTACTCCTCAAACTCCAGCTGCAGTTTCGCACGAACGATGTTTCCCTTACCGTCGATCTGGGTTTCGCTCACCCCGACCGACTTCAGGAGCCATTTGTTTTTGCCGATCGGCTTTGTCCCGAGGATGAAATAATCGGGCGTGGCCTTTGATTTGATCGCTTGCCACGCCTCGATCTCCTTACGGACATCGATTTTGAAATCTCGCCTCAGAACGACCTCAACGCTCAGCGTATCGAGCGCCTCGCCCTTGATGTAGGTGCTGGGCTTGCTTTTGAGTTTCTCCTGTGATTCCGTTTCGAGGCTCCCAGACCAGCTCAGGTTGCCGATTGTATATATCCTGCTCGAGCTGACTTGGAACACTTTTTTCCCAAAGGCTGCGATCGGCACGGGTCACCCCTCCCTCCGCACCGCGATAATCATGCCATTGGCCAAGTTCGGTGAAAAGAGGGCGACGACAGCCACGTCGTTGATTAGGGGCGAAACATGCTGGGCATACGGAATGTCCGCAGTCACGACGTTGTCCGTGTCCTGAAATGTCACCCGGGCTTTTCTGTTCACCAGATCCACTGAACTGACGATCCCTTGCTTCACCATCAATACCCCTCCAACGGCCGCCGCAGCCACAGTTTCGTCCGGTTGTTCAGCAGATCGTGGACCAGCCGGTCGATGATGTACTTGCCGTCGAACATGCCGATATCCTGGACAGCGACGACGGTCCCTGCGGCGTAATTGGTGTTCAGGTTAATTGTCAGCATCCCGGTCACCATGTACTTGTTAAGGCTCCGCAGGATGCCTCTGGCCCACCGGATGGCCTCCGCTTGACTCGTCGCGTAGTCGTTTCGCTTGAGCGTTGGCCCACGTACCCCGGGGGCCTGAAACTCACCCTCGATGTACCCGCCGGGGGTCAGACTGCGAACGACGCATTTTTCGTAGATGTCCGTGGATTTGTCGACAAATTCGAATTCGCCGTTGATGTCGCCCTCGCGGATGACGGCGAGCTTCGGATCAACGGCCTGCTGCTCCTGTTTGGCCTCATCGTATATGACAACCGTCCGGTTATTGATTTTCAGAGCGTACCCTTCCAGCTGGCACCGATACGCCAGAAATGCGAAGTCCGGTTCCTCGCGCTGGTCCACGCGCTCATACAAATGATTTACCACGTCATAGGCGCGAAGCGTGAACCCGTACCGGGACGCGATCTGCGTTGCGAATTCCAGGAACCGGACGTTCTCCCATCCCTGCGATCGTGCCGTCTTACTCTCCTGCGGAATGGAAAGCGCCATGATGCCGAACCGGCCAGCTGTCTGCACGAGCTGATCGACGTACATGACGCCGGTGTCAAATCCGTTTTCCCGGATCTGAATGGTATCGTTCTTCGCCGGCCGCCACTTCGACCAGACGCCATCGGAGTCCGAAAATACGACAGAAAGGCTGTCCGGCTTCCCGCCGGCATTGTCTGTGATCTGAATCGCGATGGGATGCACCGATGACGTAATGTCCGTTCCGTTGTAGATGATATTCATCCCGAATCCCTCTTCCACGGCGGGAGGGTGGCAGTCGCTGGCGTCTCGATAATCGGGATCTGGAGCACTTCGCCGCCCTCAAAAACGAGAACGTCCCGGTACTGCAGGTTGGCCTGGATGATGACAGAGGAAAGAGACTCGTCGTTAGTAAAAATCCAGGGCAATGCTGTCAAACGTATCTCCGGCCAGCGCCGTGTAGAGGTAGCCCTTAGCCAAATTGCTCCCTCCTCTTCATTTCCCACCAGCGCTCAAATTGAGCGAACATATCTTCCCCAAGCGATCTGAGATCGGACATGATCGACTCTGCGCTGCCGCCATTGATGACCGGA